AAAGGGCGAGTTCGGCGGCATCGACAACATGTTCAAGCTGCTCTACAAGCTCAAGGGCCTGACCACGCAAAAGCGCCTGGGTGTCATGAAAGAAGTGTTCGGGGACGACGCCGAAACGCTCCAGGTCGTGTCCCTGCTGATGGAAAAGGGCGTCGACGGTTACCGCGAGGTGCAGGGCAAGATGGCCGCCCAGGCCTCCCTGCAGGAGCGCGTCAACCAGCAACTGGGCACGCTGAAGAATCTGTGGGAGGCCGCCAGCGGCACCTTCACCAACACCTTGGTGGCCTTCGGTGAAACCATCGCCCCCGAGCTGAAGGCCACCACCGAATGGCTGGGAGAGACGGCGCAGAACGTCGGCGCCTGGGCGCGCGAGAACCCGCGCCTGGCCGGCGGCCTGATGAAGATCGCCGCGCTCCTGGCCGTCGTCCTCACTGTCGGCGGCGCGCTGCTGCTGATGCTGGGCAGCATTCTGGGCCCTCTGGCCGGGCTCAAGTTCGCCATGACCACGCTGGGCATGCAGGGCGGCATTCTCGCCAACGTGTTCCGTCTGATGGTTGCGCCGCTCCGCCTGGTGGGATCGGCCATCCTGTTCATCGGCCGCGCCCTGCTGATGAACCCGATTGGCCTGGCCATCACCGCCATCGGCCTGGCCGCCTATGCGATCTACACCTACTGGGAGCCGATCAAGGGATTTTTCACCGGCTTGTGGGACCAGGTGAAAGGTGCATTTTCCGGTGGCCTGGGCGGGATCGCCGCCCTGATCCTGAATTGGTCCCCCATGGGCCTGTTCTACCAGGCCTTCGCCGGCGTCATGTCCTGGTTCGGCGTGCAGATGCCGGCGAAGTTCTCCGAATTCGGAGCCAACCTGGTTGCCGGCCTGGTGAACGGCATCACCAGCGGCATGGGGGCCGTCAAGGACTCCATCAGCAACATGGGCGCGGCCGCCATCGGCTGGTTCAAGGAAAAGCTGGGGATCCACAGCCCTAGCCGCGTGTTCGGGGAGCTGGGTGGATTCATCAGCCAGGGCGCTGCGATCGGCATGGAAAGCGAACAGGGCCGGGTGGTGCGCGCCGCGGTGGGTCTGGCGACGGCTGCGGCGACTGCCTTCACGCCGGCGGCGGCCACACCGCTGCAGGCTGGCCAGGGCGCGGCGATCGCGGCCGCCGCACCAGGTGCCGGCGCCGCGGCGGCCGGGCCGACCACCATCAACATCTATGCGCAGCCCGGGATGGACGCTGCGGCGATCGCGCGCGCCGTGGAGGCCGCGCTGAACAAGCGCGACCGCGAGGCGAAAGCCCGGGTCGGTTCGCGCCTGGGCGACTAGGAAAGGACAGACACATGCTTTTAGCACTTGACCAGTTCGTGTTCGGGATGGACACAGCAAACTTCCACGAGCTGCAGCGACAGACCCAGTGGAAGCACCGGAACACGTCCAGGGTGGGCGCGCGCGATGCGCGCCAGTACACGGGCCCGGGGGACGACACCATTACCATCACCGGCGTCCTGATCCCGGAGCTGGCCGGCAAGCTGTCTGCCCTGCAGGATCTGCGCAAGATGGCCGACGCCGGCGCCGCCTACGCCCTGGTCGACGGCGCCGGCTCCGTGTACGGCGCTTTTCTGATCGAGGGGATCAACGAGGGGCAGAGCCTGCACGACGCCCAGGGCACGCCGCGCCGCGTCGAATTCACGCTATCCCTCACGCGCACCGACGACGACAAGGCAACGTCAATGTCGAGCCCCGCCGGCCGGATCGGTGACGTGGGCGACGGTTCGGACTTCGCGGGCTACGCATGACGGCCGCGCGCGCGCCAGACTTCCGGGTCATCCTTGATGGCCGGGACCTGACCAGCCGGATCGAACCCCGCCTGCAGGGCCTGACCATCACTGAGTGCCGCCAGGACGAGGCCGATTCGCTGGACCTGACCCTGGACGACCACGACGGCCGCCTGGACATTCCGGAGCGCGGCGCCGTGCTGGAAGTGGCGATCGGCTGGCTAGGATCTCCCCTGACGCCCAAGGGCAAATTCACCGTGAACGAGGTCGAGCACGCCGGCTCCCCCGACGTCATCACCATCCGGGCCCGCAGCGCGTCCATGACCAAGGGCATGGGCGAACGGAAGGAGAAAAGCTGGCATGGCAAGACCATCGGCGCGATTGTCGGCGCGATCGCCGCCACCTACAGCCTGAAGCCTGCCGTGGGCGCGGCCCTGGGCAAGATCCAGATCCCGCATATTGACCAGACCAACGAGAGCGACATGGCGTTCCTGACGCGCCTGGCGAAACGCTACGACGCCGTCATGACCGTGAAGGACGGGAATCTGCTGTTCGTGCCGATCGGTGAGGGCAAGACCGCCAGCGGCAAGCAGCTGCAGGTCCTGGCGATCGCGCGCAGCGACGGCGACCAGCACCGCTACCACATCGCGGAGCGCGAGAACTACGCCGGCGTGAAGGCCCGGTACCACAGCGGCGCCAAGGGGGCTACCAAGGACGTGATCGTGGGCGGGGAGAGCGAAAAGAATCTGAAGGTCCTGCCCGAGATCTACCCGACCGAGGCCGAAGCCAAGGCGGCAGCGGAAGGGGAATACAAGCGCACCCAGCGCAGCCAGGCCACGATGGACTACACCCTGGCCGAGGGCCGCGCCGAGATCTTCCCCGAGCTGCCGGTAACCGTCAGCGGATTCAAGCCGAAGATTGACGATACCCCGTGGCTGGTCAAGCGCGTGCGGCACTCGATCGCGGACGGCGGGTTCACCTCAGCCCTGGAACTGGAAGTGCGCGACGACCCGACCACCGACCGCCACCGCAACCACTTCCGGCACAGCAAGTAGCGCACCAGGTCGACCAGCTGCTCGCCGTCAACTATCTCCACAGTTTGTAGTCAATACGCTGCTTTTTGTAGACGCCAACATGGATTCACGCGGCCATATGCGGCCGCTGGAAGGAATCTATGGGCTACGTGTACAGCGGCGTCGATGAACTCGCAAAAGGTGAGACTCCCCAGGCCGGGAGGGGGGAATGTGTGGACATCATCAAGGAATACGTTCCAGGCCTCAAGGGCAAGAGCACAACGACCTGGCGCGCCGGCGCTTGGGTCATGGAGGCCGGCGCCTCAATCCGCAGGGGGACGGCGATCGCTACCTTCGACAAGGACGGACGCTTCCCCCAGCATCGCAGCGGCCAGCACGCGGCGATCGTCCTGCGCGTCATGGGGTCCGGTATATGGGTGGTCGATCAATGGCGAAGCAAGAAGATGATTACCAAGCGCCTGATCCGCATCCCCCCGCCTCATCACCAGCGCAACCCTGACGGCTCATTCCCTGACGCGAGCAACAACGCCCTGGCCTTCCGGGTGATCGAATGAGCAGCCGCACTTACCTGGTGGTCCGCATACTTGGTGTGGTGGTTGGACTACTGTGCCTATGGTGGCCGAGCTACGCGCGCAGTGCCGAGCATCGGATCCCGTGCCCTCCAACCATGGAGCCTGGCACCATACAGGGCAAGGCGCCGCCTGGCTGGCGGTTCGCCATGCCGCAAGCGGCCCAGCTGGCCGCGGCCGGCATGCTGCACGGGACGCCCGAGGAATCGGGCTACTTGGTCCCGGCCGAGAGCAAGAACACTAGGCAGGGTAACCGCTCCAGCTGGATACAGCGGTGGCGGTTCGATCGGCCGCACTGGTACCCGACCTTCGTGTATTGCGGCTACGGCGGCGATCCCGGGCCGCTGCAGCTGTTCTACCCCATCCCCGAGGACGCCACGGAGTGCACGGCGACCAGTTCCAGAAAGGGCGGCGTGCTTGAGGTGGCCACCTTCGTCTGCAGGTAGCTGCCGGCGCCGGCACGCACCTGGTCGACGTCGCCCTGCTCACGGCCCGGGGTGAAGCAGCATCCATATTTTCGCCAGGTAGAAACCTGCCTTCATGAGCTGGGAAAGGCAGGCGCCTACCTGCCGGGCGATTCGTAACTGTCGCATGACGTTCCTTTCGTGTTGAGCCGACACGATGACCGTGTCCGGCGCCGGATTCCTCTTGCGGTTTTTCCGGCTCAGGGAAATTGTGTTGTCACGACTCGACGGTATGCACGCCCTGTCTAATAAACCACCGTTTTTTATACACTCATCAAAAAAGGGCCCTGCGGCCCTTTTTTCTTGCCGGAAGTGTCAAAAAACCCTGTATAGTTTTCTATGTCTAACAAACCTAATAGAAGTTTGATTCTTATACAGAAAGGGTAGGTTGCTATGGATGCTCGTGATATTGCCCAGCAGTGGCGCGTGGCAAAGGGATATGAGGGTCGGGGTGGCGTCGTTGTTGTGTTCGACGGTGTTGCAGGCGCTTGGGTAGACAGTCTCCGCAATCCTGAGCACTGGCGTATCGGTGCGTATGCCGTCGATGAGTCCGGCAAAGTGTGGGTTGCGAGTGGCGTCCAGGTGACAGAGGACGATACAGCCACGTCCTGGAAGCCTGTATGAGCACGGTTCTTCTAATGCCGCGCCGGTTCGGCAAGACCGCGATCGCGCGCGCGCTGCGCGCTACCGGCGACGAGCAGCTGACGCCGGAGCAGTACCGGGCGCTGTTCCAGGGCGAATTCTCGATCGAGGCCCAGGACCGCGAACTGGTGGCCCTGGCCGAGGAATACGACCGCCGCACCGAGGCATACGACCGCACGGTCTGCACCGGCCCGATCGGGCACGATGGGATCATGCCGGCGACCCATGCCGAGCTGGCGGCGATCAACCGACACGCGCACCAAGTGCGGCGCGAGCTGGTCGACCGTGCGGTGCGCGCCGGCTTCACCGAAGCACAGTTCAAGGAAGCGATGATGCACCAGGTACGCCGCGGCCCCGCTGCCGTGGCCGCGCAGGCCGCGCGCCAGGATCGCCCGGCCGTCTGGATCCAGGCCGAGAAAGGGAGCAAGTGATGCGACACCCGACCGCAGCCAACAACCTGGACATCATCACCGGCGGCCTGCTGATCGGCTACGCGCGCGTATCCACGGTCGACCAGAACCTCGACCTGCAGCGGGACGCCCTGCAGCGCGTCGGCTGCAGCCAGATCTATGAGGACAAGGCCAGCTCACGGCGCCGCATCGGCCGGCCCGAGCTGGAAAACGCTTTGCGCTCCCTTCGCCCCGGGGACACCCTGGTGGTGTGGCGCCTCGACCGCCTCAGCGGTTCCATGGCCGACCTGGTGCAGATCATCCACCAGCTGGGAGAGAAGAAAATCGGCTTCATGAGCGTCACAGAGCAAATCGACACCACGACCCCACAGGGCCGCATGTTCTTTGGCGTGTTCGCGGCCCTATGCCAGTACCGGCTGGACGTCCTCCACGAAAACACGATGGAAGGGTTGAAGGCGGCGCGCGCCCGCGGCCGCATGGGGGGGCGGCCGTCGAAGCTGGACAGCCAGGCAGTGAAGGAGATCGAAGCACTGTTGCGCGATCCCAACATTACGGTGGGCGATGTGGCGAAGCGTTACGAGGTCAGCCGGGCAACCATCTATAACGCTTTGGCGGCCAAAAAGGAAACGCCAGCTGCAGCTGCCTAGTTACATCATGATTACATTGTTAATGCATCATCATGGCATCATGATTCCGTAACGATTCCATTGCCCTTGCGCAAAGCACCAGTAAAAAGTACTGTATACCCGTACAGTAGTTTTGCTGGTGTTTTTCTTTGCGTCAACAAAGCCGGTCGTGTGATCGGCAGAGACCTGAGAGGTGATGGGCTGGGAGGTGGAATGATGGTGAATGCGTACAGGGGACGCACTGGCGGCGCTGCAGGAGAGCGCCGCGGCGGGGTGGGATGGTCAGCGCACCGAGCGAACGGAAGCGTGGCAGTAGCCGATTATCTCGATGGTGTTCTCGTCGCCCTTCCTGACCACGTCGACCGCATAGGCCGGGTTGTCGTTCGACAGGCGGATCGAGCCGTCGACCATGCGCTGCACTCGCTTGAAGCGCACCGTGTCGCCAAAACGCACCAGGAACACCCCGTCCGTATCGCGCGGCCGCTGATCGACCACCACCATTTCGCCGTCCACAATCGTCGGCTCCATCGGGTCGCCCACCGCGCGCACCATGATCGTTTCGTCGATCGTCAGGCCCTCCTGCTCCAGCCAGAGGCATGGAACCTTCCAGGAGAGGCCGCGGTTGTCCAGGTTGAAGTGGCCCATGTCGAGCACCGGCAGATCCACATAGCCCGGCACGGCTGCGGACGGCAAGGTGACCTCAAGCCCGGCTTCTGGCGCCGGTGCATTCTGATCCAGCTGTTGGCTACCGCGACCCAGTATCAGCCAGTCAAGGCTTACGCCGCGGTCGGTCGCCACCTGAATCATTTCCTTGATAGGGAACGTACCCCGGGCTTTCCAGCCTCCGGCGGTGCTACGGCCACCGCCGAAATATATAGACAGGTCGGCGTCTGCTTTGAAACCAAGAATGGTCTTCATTCTTTCAACGATGGCGTGGACGAGGTCTTTATTGTTTTCCATATTGTAGATGTATTAACTCAAATTGCAGACAAGGGGGCTGTACGCAGGCGCGAGTAGAGCGTAGAATTTTGCGTAATGCAACAGTAATTTACGAACTGTAACGTGTTGCAGCACAAGTATTCACATTTTGTGACACTATGATGCAAAACGTAACGAGGAATATCTACACCATGAAGAGAACCCAAAATAACCGCGTTCCTATTCCACTTACTACGAAAGAGAACGAAGAACTCCAGCAGTTCGCCGAAAAAGAAGTCCGTAGCAAGCAATCAATGGCCGGAATTATCTACCGGCTTGGAATGGAA